ACTCATGATGAACCCTGTTCCATGGCTCCAGATGACAAACATGATCTCATATCAGGGACTTGTTCGCACCTTCCTTAGCGTGAAAAAGTAACTGCCATCGCCCGACAACGACGGATAACAACAGAGCAAATCATCTTCAGGTACTGAATAACTCTCCCCTCTGTAACGAAACTGATAAACCACTTCACTTTCCGCTGCATACATTTTGACTTTCTCCGTTTCCTCGTGGTCAATTCAGACAGCAATTCATCTTGTGAATGACATGGATGCCAGCGTTTCCCATCCTCACCCATGATCCAGCCGTGACCGTAGTGCATTGCCGGGCTTTGTTTTACCAGCAGCGATGCAAATGATGGTTCTTTCTTCAGCATAAGCACCTCACAGCAAACCGAATGAAGCACCGAGGCCAGTCACGGTATCAACTGCACTCACCATCGCAGGGTTAGCCTGTAAACGGGCCTGCAATGAAACAGCAGCCAGCGCCATCAGTCGTGTTACAGAGTTAATGCTGCTGATAGCATCACGACGACCTGCACTGGTTTTTACATCTCCAGATACCGCACCTGCAGCAACACGCCCGATCTCTGCGGTTGCACTCATGACGTAATGCGGCAGTTTCTCTTTTGCTACCTCATTAATCGGTACACATGGCAGGCAGTGAATCTGTGCCAGAAAACCATCTATCAGCGTTGAATCTTCAGTCAGATCGGTAAGCAGCCAGATTTCTGGCGCATTTAGCTGATGCGGTTGATCTGGGTTGAGTTTGTTTCGCAAAGTCTGGACATTCATTCCTGCACGTTCTGCCAGCTTCGCCATATTGTGACGAAGTGCAAAAGCTCTACAGGCTTCATCAAAATGCGGGTGTTTGGAAATCTTATAATCAAACATGCTACCCCCTTAGAAAGTTCTCATAATTGAACTTACTTACCAACAATGACGCGGAAGTTGGAATGACCGAGGGATTCACGGACCTGATCGGTTTTGTACATTAAATAACGCAGGCTTACGCGGCCTTTGTTTTTTTCTTTCTTGACCATGTATTTAGCAAGCTGACCATGGTGAATTTTTTGATACACGGAGCCGCGGGAGATACCTTCCCATTCCGCGAACTCTGCAGGCGTAGCCATCTCTTTTGGTACACGAATTGAAATATCAGTGCTCATAGTGCAGTATCTCCCGATTAAGGTTTGGTTTACGTCGTTTTATCTCGTTTTACTTGATTCAATATTTGATACATCGAGATACTACGATCCAATATTTGATACGCCAACAGGATTAAAAAATGATACAGGTAAAGGCTGGAGAGAATACAGGGGGAAGAGAGGCTATCCATAGACTAATGGCAGCCTATGATTTCAAGTCCAGACAGCAACTTTGCGATCACTTAGGCGCATCAAAAAGTACCATGGCAAACAGATACTTAAGAGATAGTTTTCCTGCAGAGTGGGTGATTCAGTGCGCCTTGGAAACAGGAGTTTCTTTACTGTGGCTAACCACCGGACAGGGGGAGCCAGGTTCAAACATTGAACCCAAAAAAAATATCAATTCCGTGAACTCCAGCAAGGTTATACCTCTTTCTGAACTAGTATCTCCTGAAATTGACAAGGCGACTCTCAACGGTGGTTTATTGATCGATGCTGGAAAAGCAATCATTGATAGCAGCATACTCCCCTCAAACTCAAGCAACCTACTGCTGGTGACTACTTCTGGTGATTCTTATTTAATAGATCGCAACCAAACACCACTAGTAAATGGTATGTGGTTAGTCGATATCGACGGGATAAAAAGCATTGTTAAATTGACTCGACTCCCGGGAAACAAATTAGTAGTGCATCAGGATGATTCATCGTTTGAGTGCGGCCTGGATGACATTGAGGTAGTAGGCCGCGCACTGAAAATCATTAAGAGCCTTTGATATGACCATCAGAAAACAGCCGAACGGAAAATGGTTGTGTGAGTGCTATCCCAATGGACGCAATGGCAAGCGCGTGCGTAAGCAATTTGCCACGAAAGGCGAAGCCATTGCGTTTGAAAGCTTCACAATGGAAGAAGTGAATAAAAAACCGTGGTTGGGTGAAAAGGATGATCGGCGACGCCTATCAGAGTTAATTGAGCTTTGGTATTCCCTGTATGGTCAGACACTCGCAGACCCCAAGCGCCTCATGGCGAAACTTAGAATTATCTGTAATGGTCTAGGCGACCCCATCGCCTCAGAACTGACAGCCGGAGACTTTACGAAATACCGCGAAGCACGGTTAAAAGGTGACCTTCGTAACGAAGACGGCACACTAATGTCGCCAGTAAAACCACGCACGGTGAATCTTGAGCAACGTACCTATCATCGGTTTTCGGCACATTGAAAAAACTAGGCCACTGGTCAGCACCAAATCCTCTCGTCGGGCTGCCAACATTTAAAATCGCTGAGGGTGAACTAGCATTCCTGACCCCGGAAGAAATTAAACGCCTACTGGATGCCTGTGCTGATTCTCAGAGTCCCAGTCTGTTGATGATTGCAAAAATATGCCTAGCAACTGGTGCCCGATGGAGTGAAGCAGAAAACCTGCAAGGGCATCAGTTATCAAAATATCGCATTACTTATACCAAGACCAAAGGTAAAAAAAACCGAACCGTTCCAATATCTCAAGAACTGTATGACGAACTACCTAAAAACAGGGGGAGATTATTTACCCCATGCAGAAAATCCTTTGAGCGTGCAGTAAAGCGAGCCGGTATCGAACTGCCAGAGGGCCAGTGCACCCACGTACTGCGCCATACATTCGCCAGCCATTTTATGATGAACGGCGGAAATATACTGGTACTGCGCGATATTCTGGGCCATGCTGATATAAAAATGACGATGGTTTACGCTCACTTTGCCCCTGATCACTTGGAAGATGCTGTAACAAAAAATCCACTTTACAAATTAGACTGGAAAAAAGCATGACCCTCTATTCATCAATTGGCATTATGTTCTATGTTGTAATGTTAATATACATATTGTATTTAACATATAAATACAAGTGGTATTTATTAAATGAACAAAACCTTATAAAACAGAAATTATTCTGGTTATCAATCGGAATACCAGTATTATCATTCTTTTATTTTGGGATTTTCGCATGGTGGGGCAAGGTCCCGGTGTTAAGTGCCCACGGCTATACTCGCTTTTACGAAATCAGTAAATTCCCTCTAATGCTGCTAGCCAGTTCAGTACCTCTTGGAGCTATAGTTAAGAATATTCACAGGACCATTCAAACAGAGACGCAGCTTTCAAGGACAGAGCATCAAATAGAGCTGGTAAAAGCAAAAAATAAATCTGATTCATTTTATGCCCACCAGAAGAGTTATGCCGATATTTTTAAAACCGTCCCTTCATTTATCGTTAGTAGAGAGTTTACCGAACACGATGATGGAAAAAAATATATAGAACTTTCCATTTCTCACCCTTATATTCTTTACATGAATATTTTTACAAAATCCTCTATTGAAGAAGGCTATAGCAAAGAAATAAGTTCATTATTTATGGGTAGAGTTCAAGATTATTATAAGAATATCAACAAAGCTATTAAAAGCTGTTACAACAAAGAGACTTCTTATGATATCCAAGTGATTTCCCTTCAAATGCTCGAAATCAATATTATCCAACTTTGCAGAGAATTAGGGATCGACTATCGATATGAAAAACATGAGTTTATTCTTTTTGACTCCATTGAAGAAAAACCCTTCACCACTTCTTTCTCTGATGAAAAACAAATAAAGCAAATGGTCACTGGATTGCGCGAGCTGTTAGTTCATGTTTATATGCTGATTGGCTTAAGCCCTGAGGTCTTCCAAACGCCAAAAGGGCTATGGGACTTTATCCCTGACTATGGCAATGATTGCTCTAAGCTCTACCCAGCAATTCTACCTGCTGATAGGAATTAGCAATGGCGACAACTTGGCGGCAGAGCATTAAAAATGTGTAAAACCGACAAAAACAAAATAACACTAACGTACTGTTTTAAAACATAAATATATGTTTTTATTATAGTCAAAATGGTATGTAGGAATTTCGGACGCGGGTTCAACTCCCGCCAGCTCCACCAATCATGATTGGACGGTATAAGGACAACACCAATAAAAACAGGAAGTTAGCAGTCTCAGCAGGACACCGACCAGACGGTGAAGAGACATAAAAGGATACGCAAAGGAGCCGCGGCTCCTGGTGACATGAAAGCCCACAGATGTGGGCTTTTTCGTTGATGGTCAGAACGACCAGTTCACACCAGCTACCCCGTTCCACGGGGATTCCACACCGGCACCATGGCTATACCCCACCCCAAGATGCCCGCTTAACGTACTGCTGAATGAGGCTTTAATACCTGCCTGGTATATTCCACGTCTGCCCGACAAATCATTGACGAAATTACCGTCACTATTCACTTTCACCCGGTTATCATCGACAAATTCTTTGCGCACAGCCGCCTTCAGCCACGGCTCAACTTCCATACCGTTCCCCAGACGCATGTTGTAACTCAGCGTTGCACCCAGTTCACGATATAAACTGCGGGTATCGACTGATTTCGATTCCATGCCATTGGATAAATGATATTCAGGGTTATCAGCGGTGAACCCCCGTTAACGATGCATACGGCGTCAGGTTCCAGTTACCATCGGTAAATCGCATCCCGGTTTCAATGTGACCGCCCAGCCCGTTGCTGCGATAACTGCCGTTGGCGGCTCCACCGCTGCCAACCGTGGAGTCGCGAGCTTCGGTACCTGCTAATACCAATAAATTACCGCCATTTTCCAGCAACATATTGGTCGCTAAATTGCCGGAAATGGAAAAAGTGCCGTACTGGTGAGTACCGCTGATTTCAATACCGTTAGCCGTGCTCGTCTGGAGAGCGGCACCGCTGTTCTGGACGATATCTGTCGCTTTGCCATTATCGTTAACTGTCAGCGTACCGCCTTCATTGATCTTTGTTTTTATTGCCTCTCCGTTAGCTGAAACTGTTTGTATTCCGCCGTCGTTAATCGTTGTCTCATTCGCCACCCCCTCGACGATTTGTTCGCCGCCGGTGAGCGTCGTGCCTGTCGCAGTGGCTTTTGTTTTGACGATCTCCCGTCCGCCCGTATTGACCTGTGTTTTGTCAGAAGAGGTGTCTGACTCCATGGTTAACACGCCGCCATTTGCCAGCAGGATATTGTTCGCCGCACCCTGCTCGATGCTGAACGCGACGCCATCCGCGCGTGTTCCTGTGACCCGCGTCGCCCTGGTGGTTGCAACCAAAGCGTCCTGGCTACTCTGCTGTATCCCCGTTGCGCTGCCTTTCTCCCGCACATCGAGTGTGCCGCCGTCATTAAGCACCGAGTTTTCAGCCAGACCGCCCTCATTAACTACCTGTGAACACCCATTAATAATGGAACCTTCCGCTGTCCCGTTTGCCATAATTTGTTGTAGGCCAGAGACGATATCGGTATTGATTGCCTTACCATAATTCTGAACGGTTTGCGTGCCACCATTGATGTGTGTTTTCTCTGTTGACCCACCATCAACAATTTGTTCACCACTTTCGATATTTGCCTCAGTGGCTAATCCATATACCGTTTGCTTGCCACCTTTGATATTTGCTTTATCAGAAGTGGCACTGGCATATATTGTTTGGGTGCCAGCACTATTGAGTACAGTGCCAACATCTTTTCCATAAACATCCATTTTGCCGTTGGCATTAATAATCGTATCAACTGCCCGGGAACCAGTGACGACTGTTAATGAGCCAGCGTTTTCCAGCACTACATTTTTAGCTTCTGAATTCCTGATGTAGAAAGCATCACCATAACTGTTGATTCCTTCGATAAGGGTTCCGGAAGTTGTGGAAGCAATTAATGCGCCGCCGGATTGTTGCTCAACATGCTTAGCCTCACCACCGTCCTGAACCTCCAGAACGCCACCATTATTAAGTCTGGTGGTATCTGTTTTAGCCTCCTTCTGGACAATCAGCTTACCGCCAGCATCAACGGTAGTATTTTTCGCCGAGGTTTTAGCCACTACCGTCAGTTCGCCGGTATTTTCCAGCACAACATAATTAGCCTCCCCTCCGGTAATAGTGAAGTGAGAGAGCTTGTTGTATCCTTCAATATCAGTCCCTGCGCCCGTGTTGGCAACTAAAGCACTGCCCGTCTCCTGGTTAACCCCATGTGCAATACCACCGGTATAGACAATCAGCGAGCCTCCGGCGCTAATATTGCTGCCAGTTGCCGTACCATCTTTCTCAACAACCTGCCGGCTCCCGGAGGATATAATTGTCGTGTCAGCTTTCCCGCCGCTCTTGATATTTTGCGTTCCGCCGTTGATATTGGTACCCGTGGCAATACCATGATTATTAATATTCTGTGTACCACCATTGATTATGGTATTGGTCGCGTTTCCGGTAACATCCATTACCCCGCCGTTATCTATTCGGGTCGCATCAGCTTTAGCATTCGTTAAAACTGACATTGTTCCTTTATCTTTAATAATCGTCTTGTTTGCCGAACCATATGCGTTTATGTCTAAATGACCACCGTTTTCCAGCAACACATTGTCTGCCACGTGATTGTGGATGGAGAATGCACCTTCACTATTCGTACCGCTCACCGTCGTACCGTTAGTGTTTGTTTTTAAAATTGCACCATCGTGCTGGGTAACATTTGTTGCCGTACCACCACTAACATCAAGCACGCCACCGGAATAAACTTCAATAACATCCGAGGAGCTGGTGTAATCAACAATTTGCGTACCACCAGAATAGATCTGAGTATTTTTTGCCGTTGACTTATTATTCAGAGACTGAGTTCCACCTTCAATCGTCGTGTCCAGCGCATGGCTTTCATATACTCTTTGCTCACCGCCATTTTTAATGGTGGTTGTTCCTACTGTGCTCTGTTCAACATACTGTCGTCCACCATTTATGATTGTGTTCGTTGCAATACTTCCTTGCGTGATGTCCTGATAACCGGACTTATTTATCGTTGTACCATCAACATGCCCCTGAGTTGTTACTGTCTGCCCTCCACCATCAATGATGGTTCCATTCGCAGTCCCCCCACTTATGTGTGAATTACCACCCTTAATTGTCGTTCCATTGCTGATACCACCTGTATAAACGTCCTGATTGCCACTGTCGATTATCGTACCGGTGGAAATGCCCCCGTCATGAATTGTCTGTCTTCCTCCGTTAATGGTTGTATTATTAGGGAAGGTGCGAATAAGCGGGGAAATTCTTCTCGGCTGACTCAGTCATTTCATTTCTTCATGTTTGAGCCGATTTTTTCTCCCGTAAATGCCTTGAATCAGCCTATTTAGACCGTTTCTTCGCCATTTAAGGCGTTATCCCCAGTTTTTAGTGAGATCTCTCCCACTGACGTATCATTTGGTCCGCCCGAAACAGGTTGGCCAGCGTGAATAACATCGCCAGTTGGTTATCGTTTTTCAG